GTCTTGTCTATCCCAACCAGCCCTAACCAGCCAGTACCGGCAGGGATTGGTCATGCTCAGCCAAGATTGCAGACATCGAGGCCAGAGCATGTGGGGTCGTTTGCGCCGCAAGTTAGGGAATGGGCAGGCGAGCACATGAATGTTGATTTGATGGATTGGCAGTTCACTGCGCTTGACGGTCAGCTGCTTTATGACAAAAACTTTGAGTTAGTTAACAGGGTCAGCCTTGTTTCTACGGCACGGCAATGCGGAAAGACCACTGCTCTGATGGCGCTCGTTGGCTGGTGGCTCACAGAGATGCCTAAAGTACGTGGCAAGAAACAGACCGTGTTATCTACGGCGCACAGGCTTGATCTGGCCGTCATGTTGTTTGATGAATTGTCGCCGATCTTAGAGCAGCGGTTTAATGCCACGCTTATGAAGTCGTATGGCCGTAACAGGGTGACCATGCCTGACGGCTCAACATGGTTAGTGCGCGCCGCAAATAACTCTGTTGGTCACGGCACTAGCCCATCGCTGGTGGTTGCCGATGAGATGTGGGACATCTCGCGCGAGGTTATTGACGGCGGTCTGCTACCTGCCCAGCGTGCACAGGTTTCACCGCTTTTGTCTATGTGGTCAACGGCTGGCACTGAAGCAAGTACGGCAATGTTGCGTTGGCGAGAGCAAGGACTTAGGGCAATAGATACAGGCCGTAACGCTTCGTTTTATTTTGCTGAATGGTCACCGCCACCAGACATAAATCCCATGACCCCAGAGGCATGGGTTTACGGCAACCCAGCGTTGGGCATAACCCTTACGCCTGAGACATTGCTGGCTGAGTCAGAGAACCCTGATCGAGCAGCGTTCCTACGCGCATCATGCAATCTGTGGGTTGCCAGCGACAAGTCATGGATTCAGCCGGGTCAATGGCCTGCCCTGCAGTACGAGGGCGATTTACCAGAGGGTGGCACGGTAGCCATAGAAACAAGCCTTGATGACACACGCTATTTTGCGGTGCGTTGCGTGGCTCTACCTGATCGGCGCACAGTGGCAACCGTCGAGTTTGTTGCAGACACATTTAGCGAGATGCTGGCGCACGTTGAGCGACTGTGTGCCAACCCTGCAATAAAGTTTGCGATTACACCAACCGTAGATAACCATTGGCCGTTGTCTTTAGAGCGCCGACGCGTTGTTGTGGGCTACGGCGAGATACTTAAGTTTACGCCGTCAGTAAAAAACATGATTAACGAAAAATTGTTGTGGCATGACGGCTCAACGCAACTTGCTGAACATTGCATGCGAGCGGTTGCCGTCAGATCGCAAAATTCCATAGCACTTAGCAGTCAACGGAGTCCAGGCCCAATAGAACTAGCGCGTTGCATGGTTTGGGCAGCTGCACTAACCAGCCGACCTACTTCATCAGGCAAACCTATGCTTGTGGTTTCTAACGGCTAACATCACATTGGCATCGGCTCGATGGCTTGCTTATCGTCGGGATACCGCATCGCATACCGGGCCGATGCCACCACAAATCATGTGCAATGTGTAATGTTGTGCTATGGGACTATTTGACCGCAAAGTAAGCAAAGCCGCCATTAGTCCTGCGCCTGCTAAAGCGGCAGCTGCTGGTGCTAACAGTTTTGCTAATTCAAACAGCGCTGTAAATGTTTTCAATCAGTATTATTCTTGGCGAGAGGGTGAAGCAAGAAATCAACTGATGACTATTCCAGCGGTCAGCCGCTGTCGAGATTTGCTTGCGTCAGTTATTGGATGTATGCCATTGCGCGCATACAACATGACTTGGGACGGCGAGCGCATGGTCAAAAATTACATTGCGCCTAGAACATGGATGCGTCAACCAGACCCACAAAACACTTACGCCCATTTTATGTCATGGGTTTTTGATGATCTTTACATGTTTGGCAGAAGCATAATTCACATCACATCTAGAACGGCTGACGGCTTTCCTGCGTCCTATCAAAGGCTCCCAGTCGGATCAATCACCACTACCGATCAAACAGGCCCTGTCTGGTTTGCTCCAAGCAATCAGGTTTACTTCAACGGAGTAGAACTAGACACGCGCGATCTATTGCAAATCTTGTCACCAACAACCGGTCTTGTTTACACAAGTGTTTCAGCAGTAGAAACCGCGCTAAAAATTGAGGCTGCACGAAATCGCAATGCGTCTAGTTCAATTCCGGCAGGAATATTAAAACAAACAGGAGGGGAACCCCTTTCAGGACAGGAACTTGCAGACCTTGCATCAGCATTTAACGCAGCTAGAGCAACTAATCAGACTGCGGCACTCAACGAGTTTTTGACTTACGAACCCACAACAATGAGTCCAGACAAGATGCTCCTAATTGAGTCCGCTAATTATTCTGCATTAGAAATGGCTCGACTAGGCAACGTGCCACCTTATTTAGTTGGAGTAAGCACTGGCTCATATTCTTATCAATCATCGCAACAAGCGCGCGCAGACCTTTATATTTTTGGTGTAAAACTTTATGCAGAAGCAATTGCAGAAGCATTTAGCATGAACAGCATTTTACCAAACGGCACATACGTCGAATACGACGCTGAAAATTATCTTTCTGAAAATTATTTGGCAGATCAAGCAGAAGAACCACAAGAAAACACCCAAGAGGAGTTAGCAAACCAATGATCAGATTTACCGCTACCAGTGTCAGCATTGACGCAGCCGCCAGCGATGGCACACCAAGTAGAACAATTACAGGCATCGCCGTACCCTACGGCGTAGCAGCCACAGTTTCAGATGGCACAGAAGTCATCTTTGAGCGCGGCAGCCTGCCAGTTGATGGCAAAGCACCACGTCTATATCTAAACCATTTGGCTGAAAGCGCCATTGGCATTGTTACGGCCCGGTATGACGATGAAGAGGGCATGATGTTTACCGCCAAGATCAGCAAAACTGCACAGGGCGATGATGCTTTGCAATTAGCCCTTGATGGAGTTTTGGACTCTGTATCGGTAGGCGTAAATCCAACTAAAACTCGAGCAAACAAAGACGGCTCAATAACCGTTTTGGCTGCCGATTGGATTGAGTTGTCTATGGTTCCAGTTCCTGCGTTTGCTGGGGCGATCATTACAGACATCGCGGCGAGTATCCACCACGAAGACGAAGAAATAAGTAACATAGAACAAGAACCTACAGAGGAGACAGAACCCATGTCAGAAGTAACAGTCCCAGCAGTTGAGGCAACCATTCCTACCGCTGCAATTCCAGCACAACCAAAACGCAAGTTTGCTTTGCCAACACCAGGTGAATACTTGGCAGCAATGCACATTGGTGGCACAACTTTTGAGAACGTTGCAGCCGCAGCGCGCGACTTCATGCTTTCTAAGCAAACCGCATTTGAAGCAGCAGCTGGCGATGTTCTTACCACGGACACGGTTGGCCTCTTGCCTGTTCCGGTGCTCGGACCTGTTTTTGCAAACCTAAACCAAGCCATAAGGCCTGTGGTTGCAGCCGTTGGCGCTCGCGCTTATCCAGATGGCGGAAACCAAAAAACATTTATCCGTCCAACATGGACAACTCACACCAGCGTTGCAACGCAATCAACTGAACTCACAGCAGTATCGGCAACAACGCCTGTAATTGCGTCAAACGTAATTTCTAAGACAACTTTGGCAGGGCAAGTCACGTTGTCCCTACAGGATGTTGACTTTACATCGCCCGGCTCGATGGAAATTATTATCCAAGACTTGATGGGCCAGTACATGCAAGCAAGCGACAACCTTGCTGCTGATGGTCTTGTCGCTGGTGGAACTGCATCAGGCGCTACATGGTCAGTAACAGCAAACGACCCAAGCACTTTAATTTCAGCAATTTACACTGCGGCCTACAACATTCTGTTGGACACAAACTTCCTGCCAGATCACATCTTTGTGGCTCCTGGAGTATGGCAAGCATTGGGCGCACAGTTGGACGGAGACAAGCGACCAGTGTTCCCGTACGTCGGTGCAGCTGGTCTCATGGGTGTTAACGGCATGGGCGCTGCAAACGTCACCGTCGCAAACACATTCAATCCATTTGGCTTAAACCTTGTAGCAGATCGCAACTTTGCTGCTGGCACGATGGTTGTCGCACGCGGCGCAGCGATCGAGTTTTATGAAAGCATCAGGGGCCTCTTGTCACGAGACGAACCAGCTACGCTCGGCAAAGTGCTCAGCTATCACGGCTATGCAAGTCTTTTTGTCGCTGACGCCAAGCAAGTACAAAAAATCACTGTTTCCTAGTCAGAAGCGGAGCATCCGCTCATGGCTACATACAACACCGCAACAAAACAGTTACTGGATGACTACGCGTGCATTAGCACGTTAGAACAGTCAGAAATTGTTGTTGGCGAAAACATTACTGTCAGTGGTTTGGCTGCACCGTTTGCAGGCACATTTAAAGTGCTTGACTTACCGCAGTACGAGTACATAGGTATTGACGGCAACACTGGCGAGTTTTTGTTTAACCCAGAGGTGGCTAGACCTAACCAGATCATCTACGCCTGCACTGGCACAGACGTTAATTATGTTGTTGATTACTCAGGCAGTGTTGTATATACGCAAACCTGCACATGGATCAGCGTTGCCGATCTGGTCACATATTTAGGCGTAACGATCACTAACCCGTCTGATGATTACACGCTGGCTACACAATCAACTAACGCTGCAAATATGTTTTGTTATCGCCGTCGCCAAGAGTCTTCCTACAAAGACTCATTGTCAGTCTCACCGGGTACGGATGCCACGCTAGGCACTCTGATGTATGCCGCAGCGCTGTGGCGTAGTCGAGGCAGCATAGAAACCGCTTATGCATCGTTTGACACAATGGGTACACCAACTCAGCAGTCATTGACACCGATTGTAAAGCAATTGTTGGGTATCCCCCGACCAGCGGTTGCCTAATGCCTGCACCGTACATAGACCTGCTAAACGAGGCCATAGACGATATAGCAGCCACGCTGACGGCCGTAAGCGGTCTGAGGGTAGTAACAGACCCCACCAAACTTGTGCCTAACTGCGTGTTCTTATTAGCGCCTAGTTTCACGACATTTGCAGGCAACGGCAATGTTGTGGCAATGGACTTTCCGCTAAAGGTAGTTGGCTCTGGGCCTGCAGGTTTGCCAGTGCTACGCGAGATTTTGCAAGTTGCGGCAACGGTGCTGGCATCAAAAATTATTGTGTTATCTGGTCAACCCGGCACGATTGATATTGGCGGCGCGTCATATCCTTGCTACGACCTAACAGTTAACGTGCAGGCACAAACAGCATGATCTATACAATTGCATCTACCAAACTTGGCATTATTGGTGACCCCTACGTGCCAGCCAACGGCATCAACGTGGCAGCTCTTATTGCTGGTGGTTTCATCGTTCAGCAATCCACACCTAAACCTAAAAAACCTGCTAAAACTAGTACAGACACCAACGAGGAGAATTAACCCACATGGCCAGTACCACTTACCTATCTAACCCGGTTGTCACAATCAACGGCGTTGATCTAACCGACATGTGCACTGCAGCCACATTGACCTATCTAGTCGAGGCATTAGAGGACACCGCATTTGGCACAAACTCGCGTACCTACGTTGCAGGACTTGCCAACAACGAAGTGACCTTAACGATGTATGCCAGTTTTGCAGCAACAGAAACTTACGCAACATTGTTTAATTTAATTGGCGCGCGCACCGTTGTCACGATTAAACCAACTTCTGCAGCAGACTCAACAACCAATCCAAAGTTCATTTTGAGTGATTGCTACCTAGAGTCGCTACCAGTTATCAACGCCTCGCTTGGCACCCTTTCAGTTTATGACGTGGTGTTTCAAGGGGGAGCGTTAACGCTCGACACAACAGCACCATAACCAGAGCCGTGAAACGGCCCGACACGAAAGCAGGCTTATGAAAGTTAAATTGGAATTAGACCTACAAGACGGGCGCGGCAAACGCGTTATGACCACAAACATGTTTGTTGTTTGCGAGTGGGAAAAACTAGAAAACCGCAAAGTTTCAGACGGTAAAGGCATCGGCTACAGCGACATTGCTTGCTGGGCATACCACTTGTGCAAACTTG